ATAATGTAGTCATCAGTCACGTTGGCAGATGTTAAATAACTAACCGTGTTAGAAAATACAACCGCTACATTACCTACGTTGGAAACCGAAGATGATGTTGGAGTTATTTTAATATTGCCAAACCCTATAGGCATGGCATTTTCTATCCAGTTAAATTCATCCTTGTCTATAGCAGTGCGGTTAGCTTTAGTATTTAAACCCTTAAACTGCTTAACAATTGCATAAGACTTTTTTTGCTCGGCTGATGCCATCCTTAACCTCCACTACTGTAGGGGTTAGGGATTCTCCTAGTGTATGTACTGTTGAGTACATTTAACACTTTTTTATTGTATTGTTGTTGGAATATTTCAGCTTCACCATAGCTTTGTTCGTAGAACTTGGCTTTGTAAGCTGCGTAGTATTGAATAGCCGTATTCCACGGGTCAATAATTGAATCTACAGTATTGGGTGAAGTTATAGACAATGCAGTTGGCAATATAACTGTGTCCATCTCAATATAGTAAGACTGGTCAGGTACAGGAGCAATGTATATTTGTTGTTGACCGTAAACAGAAAAACAAATAGGTCTGCCTATGTAATTTTGCCAATAACGCAGTTGAGCAGTGAAGTCAGACCAAGGAAGATACCGCATAGGTATACGGCTATTACCCCAATACAAATTGATATTGAGAACATCAACCGTGTTAATTCCGTTAGGTAGCGCAGCAAATGGGATAATTTCAGCATTTTGTACATATAACAAAGTTGCAGTTCCGTCTGCAAACGCTGTAGACGGGGGGAATATGTTTGTTCCTGTTGGGTACGCAGGTGCAGTAGAACCAGACGTTCCAGATGTTTGGTACTGATAAATGTAAATATTGCTAAATACATATTGACCAGCAGATACCGCAGTATTAGCAACCCAGCTTGTGGCTGGTGTGGTATTTGTGTTTGTGCTGTTATACGGATTAGAAGACGTTATTGGAGTAGACGTATTCTGAATAGTACGAAGACACCCAGTATCTCTAACTAACTGGGTTCTGGCTTCGTTGATATAAGTTGTTAGCTGATTCTGCGTCCAAAAGACGTTTGTGGAGTCATGCAACAAATTTTCAACTTGTGTGAGGTAATCATTGAGCGTTGCCATGAAGCATCCATTGTTAAGCTACCCGTTTTTCAGAGGATTTTCCCCCAACGCCTCTTTCAAGACGAAGGGGTACTACGCCTACAGCCGAGGGTAATGAGCTGTTCTGGTTTGGCATATCAACAGTTATTTCAAACTTGTCGAGTAGCTTAAGTCCTTCTTCTAGTTCGCTATGTAGTTTTATCCATCCATAGCGCACTAATATGTGTTCTCTGTCTTCCAGTCTGTACCCAAATAAACGGACTGCGCCATCTATTGGGATACGAACGGGAACATTTTTTTTGAAATCATACATAACACCGTCATAACCAATGGTTAATTCGGTGTTACTACGATTGGTTACAACAACGTACATCAGAATGTAACTACGTCACCATACACTTGTAACGAAGCCGTATTTGAGTTTCCACTCGCAACGTTCACGTTTACGTATAAGGCTTGGGTTAAATTTCCTGTAATAGCATTTTTAGTGCTATAGGGCGTTGCAACGGTTAAGTCTTGGTATAAACCCGCAGCAGTTAAATTACTGAGAGCAACGTTGGCAACTACCGCATTACTGGCGTTACCATCATTACTTGTTGTAATAGAAACATAAGCAGCAGAAACGTTACCTGTAGGATTGTTAACCGTAATTCTACGGACAATAACAGAACCAGAACCTGTAACGTTTCCAGAGTTTGTCAAACCACCATTCAAGATTGGTATGGTAACTACAGCGTTAGCTACAGTTGCCAATGATACTGAGGTGGCAGAACCAATACGACCACTCCCAAACGAATCCAGGTAATACTGACTGACTGAATCGGGATTAGCCATTTGTTACTCCTTAAGATGCGTTGTAAGTACCAGAAACAGTCTGACCACCAGATACGGTCAACAATGTGACTGTAGCATTGGTTACAGAAGAGTTTGCAAACACGTTAACACCGTCAGAAATAATCATGCCACCAGTGTTGTTAGCAAGAACAGTAGAAACTGCAGTGATGTTACCGTTTGTGTTAACAGCAGATGTAGCTTGAATAGTTACGTTAGCTGTTGGGAACACAATGTACATACCAGCAGGAACTACGTTTCCAACAGTAGTTGCAGGTGTAGTCGTAATTGTTAAATACGCACCAGGCGTATTAGCAACTGCGTTTGCAAGGATAATTTTATTTAGAGCTAAAGCCATTTGTCATTACTCCTTACAGTGAGAGGTAGTTGTAGTTGTTAATCTTAGACATTGACTTGGGCTTTACAGACACCAATTCAGCAATCATAAGAACAGCACCTACATAACCAATTTGCCAATTTGGAAGTGTGGACTCAAATCCTGTAAACACAAATGAACCTTGCTCGTGAATGTACAAGCTAAGATAGTTTGTGTTCAGGAAGTACACAGTACCTTCTGGGCAATATGGGTCTGGATAAATTGGAACACCAGCAACCATCAATGCTCTGAAAGCTGCTTGAGGACCATTGCTATCACCGTCAAAGCCAGAGCCTGGAGTGATAACGTATTGCTCTTGACCTACAAAGTCTTGAGCAAGTAATGTCCAAGTACCAAATCCGCAAACACCAAACGAAGGCATTTCTGCGCCACGCTTAACTGTTCCAGAGATGTACTGAAGAATGTTTTGTCTTGTTGGGTTTACGTTACCTGCGTTGTAAACCTTAGACTGCCACCATGTATAGGTGTTACGGTTGATGTTACCGTAAGTTGTTTGGTAAGTTGCGCCACCAGTACCGTCATCAATAGCTGCTGGTAAACCAATAAACTGTTGATTGTTGGTCGTGTTGTTGTACAAGGCTGTTGCCATTGCATCCATCATCACGTTGGTTGCGTCATTCATACGTGCTTCAATCAATGGAATGATTGCAGCGTCTTGTTGAGCAACACCTTCCATACCGAGGAACGGTACAGGAGAAATCATCAACTTGAGGTCGTATTCAGCGTTATAAGCACCTTGTTGTACTGACGGCTGGGCAAAAGAGCCAGAGTAGTCAGACCACTGTGCATTAACAAACTGTGCACCCTGAACAGGTACAGTTACTGAAGATACACCACCACTGGCTTGTTGACTGTTTGCAATCAACGCTGCCATTAGAGGCGTGCTGTTGTATAACTGCACAACCAGTTTAGGAATGAACGCTCTCCGAGTAACGTAAGTTAACTCATTGAATTGCGAACTACCTGTCTGGGGCAGAATTCCACCACCTATAGCCATATTAGCTCCTTAAAGATGGGCATCTCTGCCCTGACAAATTACACCCTCTTTTACAAACCGATTGGACGATTAGACTTTCTGATTTCTGCAAAAGCCTTAACCGCTTCTTGCTGCGCTGCTCCCCTTGGGTCTTTCTGATACTTGCCAAGGTCAAACTGGCGAATAGCAGAAGGATTGTATCCAGATGGAGTTGGCTTTGCAGCCTGTCTCATATATTCAAAGTATTCAGCAGCCGTGTCATGGCTTGGGATTTGTTTCTCAAGCATGATTTTTTCGACTTCTGGAATGTCTTCAGCTCTAATTCCTTTTTTCACAAGGTTTTGTCTGCGCTTTTCCAATTCAGCTTGAGCATCTCTTTCTCTGAGTTTGGCTTCTAAGGCTTGCACACGTTGGTCAGATGCAGTGATTGCTCTGTTGGTGTGTTCCTCAATATCCAACTCAGGGATAGGCATACCAGGCTTGACCTTCTTGGTCATACGCAAAAAATCTTTGCGTGTATCTGGATTTTCCGCAAGTGTTTGAGCCAGACTAGCTAACTCATCTCGTGCTTCTAAGGAAAGATTTTCTAAAGACATTTTGTTACCCTCTTACCGTTATTAAATTACTTTTTTACCGTCTGCTGGTTTCTCTACCCGCATACCGTTCATTGATGCTTTTGTAGCTCCAGACAATCCACCAAATTGTGAATAACGTGGTGTGTTGATTACAACGCCATTCTTTTGATTGTTGTCGGTAGGTCTACGTGGTTGAGAATTACCTCTGGGTTTATATAAATCCATGATTACTCCTGTTTACATTGGGGGTGGGGGCATACCGCCACCAGGGGGTGGAGGTGGGGGAGGCATACCACCAGGAGGTGACATACCAGGAATCGGTGCAGCAGCCATAGCTTTTCCTTCAGGAGTACCACCACCAGCTTGTGGAAGTGTCTGTAACATCTGAAGAATCTCTGACTGTTGTAATTCGTTTGTTTTGTTCTTGCGTGGACCAAGAACTTTGTTGATTGCGCTTATTGCACTTAGAGCTGCTTTACCTTCATCGGTATCTGAGCCAAATGCAGGAAGGGATTGCTCTAGTAAATCTTGAGCCATACCTAAATTAATTCTTGCTGCTTCTTTAGAGCCGAGCTTTGTCTCTGGAGTAGACATGGGCGAACCCATTGGAGGTACTTCAGCATCAGACATATTAGCACCAGGCGGGGGCGCAGGAAGAGGCGCACCAGCAGATTGGTTGCCTTTCATTAACTCCATTAACTTGTCTGACGGAACACTCATATTTTCTCCTTGCCTAGTTTGTAACCACTTACAAACTTTTTGTCAATAGGGTGGAGGGTATTTTACGACATACCCCCCAATGTCGGTTCATTTCAAGGGGTTGCCCCCAAGAAATTACTTACGCTTGTGTTTACGAGCTTTACGTGCCATGAGATTTCTCCTTTAGCAGCGGTCACCTACTTATAAGGGGAGGCAGCCACACCCTCTTTCTTTCTCAAGAAATTATCTACGAGTCTTGCGACCTTTTTTACCGTATCTGTGCATCATGATGGTTTCCTTGGTTAAGTTCTAGCGTAGTTACGCTGGGTTCTACCCCCAGACGAAACTTTAATCCCTGTTGTTCTTGATGTCAAGCCAGGTCCTGAAGTTTGTTTACGGAGAGTGTCAGTGCTCACCCGTGGCTGGTCTGCTTTAGGGCTAACTTTAGGTCCACCTACGTTTTGTGTTGCCATTATTATCTCTTGGATTTTCTTTTGTAATCAGACGCTTTACTTGTGCCTCGACCAGCCCCAGACCTCTGATAATTTTCTAAAGCTCTTTGTTGACGACCATATTCTTCATCTAATTTACGGAGTGTTTCAGGGTTTGAATAACGTTCATAATTACTTCTAGCCCCTTCTGTTCTCTTAATTTGTTCATCAAAATAATCTGACCTTGTGCCCATAATTACTCCTTTTTAGCGCCAGGGGATTTATGTTGTTTGTGTTCACTGTGAGGTTGCTGGGGTTGAGCAGCTTGCTTTTCCTCCATCTTCTTCAGACGTTCCAACAACTCTTCTTTCATCGGTGGCTCTATTAAATCAAGTAGAGATTTTTTGTCAATAGCCCCTGCTTTGAGTAGGTTAAATGCGAGAGTCCTGGTGTCCTCCGTAAATATCGGGGAGTTAGAGTGTCCGTCCACTTTAACCGTAAATTCTTTTGTAAATTGTTCGGCAATAAAAGGTATACCGTGCGTGTCCTTAAAGTGCGTATCATCATAGAGTTGCATAGCCTTTAGGTATAGGGTTGCTAACTTTTCTAGTGAATCTTCAATAATAAGTGCCCGTTTTTTAACTCGTGACGAACCCAGACGGGCTAACTGGGAGGCATGACCCGCTGAACGCACACCCGCTTCACCTTTACCCTGTAGCACATTTCCAACACCAGAGGCTTCTTCAAACATTGCGTCTATCTCACGCATCTCTGTGAATAGGTCTGGTGGCATAGTGGGTGCTAACTTCTCTACTTTAGCGTTAGGCATATCTGTGGAAAGTAGTCCCCCCGCACGGTTGAGTGCAAAGTTCTTCTCATCAAGGATGCCTGTGAACCCAATCAGAGCCGTTGGTGGGGACACTTGTTTGGATAATAAATCCAATATTTCTGTCATGCGTCTATTGCGTAACTGTTGCAAATAGATAAGACGTTGTACTTCACTTGCGCCCCAGTAATAGTCATACAAGGGGTTTGGACAAATCTGAATAAAGGGCAACTCACCCTTCATAAACATTTCTTCGCCAGTGCGTTCGTAAATGATAATGTCTGGGTCTGCCTTAGTAACAACCCTGTAGTCTGAGATGTCATCATCCCAGCACCAGAGTTCTGTCATCTCAACTGTGTCTTCAGATACTTCTGCTTTGTATCTGTTTCCACCAGCCAAGTCTAGGTTGACGTTACCGTAGATGGTTGGGTTAGACTGGGAAATAATAATGCGTTCAAGACCGTTGGCTATCTCGGTTCTTTCGTGAGGCATTGAATTGAGTTTAGAAAGTATTTTTTCTCTGTTGGGATGTTTGTACAGACGGGCATACAACTCAGATTTCGTAATGTAATATTTCTGAATGATGGCTTCTTGTCTGTCTGTGTACGTGATGTCTTCACGCAGTACACCCATCGTGCCAGGTTCAACCATGTACGGATGAATACCGTTTTGCATGATGAGCT